GCCACGAACAGGAAAGACCTGGATGCTGGGCAGACAAAGGATTTCGTAAGGACTTCGAGAAATCGAACCCCGAGTGCAAAGTTAAACACTAATTTTTTTTATTATGGCAAATTACGCAACCGCAACCTACTCCCAGTTAAAATCAAGATTTCAGGCTTTAGCCGGACTAGAATCACTTCAAACTACTGACGCAAGTTTCCTCCGAGATTTAGTAAATCGCAGGGCAAGACTTGCTCACGAAAGATATCCGTGGCCACAGTTTACCATTATCGGTGAAAGCGTGGCAGTGGTGACTTCAGATGCAAATCGTCTTCGCGTCTACGGGACATCTAATAAATTGGCGAATGATGCCAATGTTGTTTTCCGTATTCATAAGGCTGATCCATCGTCCACCAGGTATCCTGAAGAATATACATTTTTTACAGAATTAGATTCCGGCGGATATCCAAGTGTTAAGATTATTGAACCAACAGCCTTGAATGCAGTAAATGTTTTTGTAACTTATCGTAAAGACTTGCGAGGAGAGATAAACTCGGGATCGGCCACTTCAGGATATTATGGTGACGAATCTGGAGATGAATCCGAAGTGCCTAACTTTCTTTTGGACTACTTGGTGCAGGGCAGTTATGCCGATTTCCTTCGTGGAGACGGACAGACGGAAAAAGCAATGGTCGAGGAGCAAAATGCCGAAATGATTCTAGTAAAAGAAATCGATATGGTTCGTGAACAAGGTCGGCAATTTAGGAATGACATTCTTCAATATCGTGCTCCATCTCAATTCCGTAGACATAACATTCAGGCAGGCGGATCACCTGTAGCCGGTGCTGGTGTGGATAATGTTCAATAATCATTAATGGCTAGAACAGTTACATTTGAGTCGCTTGAAAAACGCTTCAAAATGGCGGCTGGTTTAGCGACTTTGACTGAAGTCGATGAATTTTTCTTCAAGGAGTCTTTAAACAGTAGAGCACAGACAGCCTGGCATCGTTGCAAGTGGCCTGAACTCCTCAAACTGGTAGAGAAGTCAGTCGGATCAACGACTAATCCCACAGCCGGCAAGGCAGTACAGATCGACAATGATTTAAACATCATGGAGATCCACCAGGTTTACACGAAGAATCCATTTACTGACAGCACGGCGGTATTGTTAGATTTTAAGCTACTGGACGGATATTTAATTTTACCGGCAAACAGTTCGGTATCATCTGTCTTTATTGTAGGGACCGCAGTTCGGCCAACCTATGGAAAGGATGCAGGAGAGGAATCGAATGTGCCTGACTTTTTAGCTAATTACCTGGTAGCCGGTGGACTCAGCGACTTTCTTCGTGGAGACGGACAGACAGAAGCCGCCATGCAGGAGGAGAACAGGGCGGAAGAATATCTCGCATTAGAGATTGATCGGGCAGAACGCTTACAATCGCAAAACAAAATAACCTTTAACACTTATCCGAGCTATTCGTTCGGCATTTCAGTTTTAACCACATCATAAAATGGGCATATCATCATTCAATATATCTAACAGCATGGGAGCAAATGGTTGCGTCTATGTTAATGGCACAGGTGCAAACACAGGCGACTTTATCGCAGTTCAATTCACTGTGGATTCAGTGGTTGGAGCAATCACGGGACAGATGGAAAATTCGTCCGACTTGATTGGTGATTTAATCACCTTCAGCCAGGGGCAGGTGCTGTATTTACCATTCACTAGCATAACTCTTTCGAGTGGAAGTGCGATCCTCTACAAGGCGTAAAGAATGCCTTACTTCGGTCTAGGACTTCACATTGGTGATTATGATCCCGACTCAGTGGTTGGACCTGTTATTGATGGAGTCCTGCGAACAGAGGCGGGCGAATTTTTACAGACAGAGGCTGGAGCATTCATTCGATTTGAAATTCCACCTTATTTATCCACCGAGGCAGACGAAGTCTTATATACCGAACTAAGCGAACCAATCTTAACTAATTAAATAAAATGGCTAATAAAAAAATAACCGATCTCAGTGACCTTCCATCACCCGCCGGGGCAGATGTTTTACCAATCGTTGACGATGTAAGCGGATCACCAGTAACTAAGAAAGTAACTGTAAATAATTTAATAGCACTCGCCCCCCAGGGCGACCTAGTCGCAAGCAATAACCTAAGCGATGTGGCGAGTGCATCAACATCCCGAACCAACCTTGGTTTAGGCGATGCGGCCACCAAGACAGTAGGCACATCAAATGGTAATGTAGTAGCACTAGATTCTACAGGACTACCCGCAGTCGATGGTAGTCAGTTAACAGGCATAACGGCAACCGATAGCACAAAATTAGCTATCGCAAGCAATCTATCAGACTTGAATAATGCAGGGACTGCCCGCACCAACCTTGGACTCGGCGATGCGGCTACCAAGACTGTCGGCACAGCCGACACAAATGTCATTGGTGTATCAAGCGGTACAGTTGACCTGGGCGGTAACAAACTCGAAGACTTTGACGCTTCTATTAACGAGCAGACAGGAACCACATACACGCTAGTGGCGGGAGATAACGGCAAGGTGATTAAGTTCACCAACGGATCAGCAATTACGCTTACCCTGCCAAGCGGATTAGGCGAGGGATTCAACTGCTCAGTCATTCAATACGGAGCGGGGCAGATTACCTTCTCTACATCAAGCTCGACACTCTATAACCGCCAATCGCACACCAAGACGGCAGGGCAGTATGCTGTGACGGGCTTGATCAGTTGCGTGGCTGATTCATTTGTTCTAGCGGGCGATACAGCTTCCTAAGTCCGATGACTTTCATACTTCCTAGTTTTGGAGCATCGGCTATATCCGCAGTACCCGGCGGTGGAGGTGGGGCAGTAACGAACGATTATTCACTCAGCCTAGACGGAACTGACGATTACGCTCGACTCACAGGCATGACCTTATCGGGTGCTTTTACCGCATCCTTTTGGTTCAATCCGCTGAGTCACGCTATGGGTTCAGGTGATTTATTTATGACTAAAGGGTATGATGCTAATCCTCATACATCTGAAACTGATTGGAAATTAGACTATGCAAACGGAGGTTTTCGTTACTCGGTATATGATAGAACGCAATCTTGGGCAACTAAACTAGAAGCTACGCACACTTTTTCTTTCTCTGCCAACACATGGTATCACATTATGATTACTTATGATGGTGGAACTTCTACAAGTGGTATGGGTTTATTCGTTGATGGAGTCAGTAAAACTTTAACTACCGCAACACAGAATCCATCTTTCACAGGAAATAATTCAACAAGTGCAACCGCTGTGAATGTAGGTAGTTCTTCTCAATGGAGTGGTGGAAAGCTTACAGGTTTGATTGATGAAGTTGCATTTTGGGAAACTGATCAATCTGCAAATATCTCCTCAATTTACACAGGTACTACACCTATCGATTTGAGCGGTCTATCTACAGCACCGAACGATTGGTTCAGATTTGAGAATAACACGAATAATGAAATTTCAGGAGGTAATGGATCAGCGTCTCTCCTTAACGGTCCTACCTATTCAACAACAGTACCATCTTAATAACTATGAGCAGAAACTATGTAATTATAGACGCATCGGAAGTCAGTTCCGTTGATTTTGACCAAGTCATGGAAACCTCGGCAGATACTTTGCGATACAATGTCGCGGGTACTAAGACCTTCGTAAAGTTCGAGGGTGACACGCCATCGTTCCTAGCGGGTAAGACCGCCAACACGCATTCCGAGATGCTTGAGATTCTAGCGGGCGAGGAGTGGACTGATCCTAACGCCGGACCTTAATGGCAACTGAAGTCGGAGATAATGTACAGGTCAAAGCAAACCTTGCGTTTATGGCGAAAGTTATCGCCATTGTTGGCACCGCTGTATGGGGCTACTCCGTCATTTGGAATAAAATTAACGAACTCGACAATAGCCTGGGGAGAGTGCAACACGAAGGCACTCTGCTTGGATCTATCTGTGCTCGCATGATGCACCTGGAGAAATTCGCAGAGCAAGCAAAAGCGGATCTCGATCATTTGGTGGAGATGCAGGATGCTCCCATCACCTCCGACTATCAGCAGTTTGAGAGACTTAATTATTTAGAAAAGGAGTTGGATCGGCTTCGCGACAAGGTGGAGAAGTGAGATGGAGATTTCACACTACATGTTTGCGGGAGTTGGCGTTGCCATATCAATCCTCGCATTCTTCATTAAAAGGAACAAGTGGGAGATAGATGATATGAAGGAGCGTCTCCGTCAGATCGAGATTAGCGATGCCGGACAATCTAAAGATGTGGAGCATCTTAGTAAACTCTCAGAAGACCGCAGGCGCGATATACAGAAACTTTTTGAAAAAATGGAGACTAAATGAGATGGGTGAACTTATTGCAATGTTCCTTACTGGAG